CGAGCGGATCTTCACGGACGATATCATCAATGTCAAAGACCGGAAGAGCAAAGCCGAGCGGGAGCGCACCAAATTGATCTATCAGGAGCTGCTCAACATCGTCAACAAGGGCGGCAGGATCATCAATACTGGCACGCCCTGGCACCCGGAGGATGCTTTCAGCCTTATGCCTGAGCCGGAAAAATGGGACTGCTACTCGACCGGGATTCTCAGCCCGGAGGAGATCGAGGAAAAGCGGCGCAGCATGGCTCCTTCCCTCTTCGCCGCGAACTACGAATTGGTGCACATTGCGGCAGAGGATGCGCTGTTCAAGACGGCTCCCGTGTTCATCACAGCGCAGGAAGCCAAGCAGACGCTGAAGCGGGAGGATGCCGCGCCGGAGGATCTGCTGCGGGACGGCATTGCGCATATCGACGCGGCCTACGGCGGCGAGGACTTCACAGCCTTTACCTGCGGCCAGCGGCGCGGGGACACGCTGTACATGTACGGCAAGATGTGGCACGGGCACGTGGATACGGTGCTGGAATACTGCATCGCGGAAGCTGGACGGCTCATGTGCGGGCCGTTCTACTGCGAAAAGAACGGAGACAAGGGATACCTTGCGCGGGAGATCGTTAACAATGGGTACGGAGCAGCCCCCTACACGGAGAAGGAGAACAAATACATCAAGATCAGCTCTTATCTCCGCAAATGGTGGGGCAACATTCAATGGCTGGAGGGCACCGACAAGGAGTACATCCAGCAGATCATGAGCTATACGGAGGACGCAGAGCACGATGACGCTCCTGATTCTGCGGCCTGCGTTTGCAGATTGTTAGACCGGCGAGGAGGAGGAGACTATGTATCACCGTTTTCACGGTGAGAAAGGAGCGGCATATGCCGGACAAAGAGGAGCTGGAAATGCGCACAGAGGACTTTCTCGACAAGCAGGACACGGAGCGCAGGAAGGCAAGGCTGATGCCCTGGGGAAGGCACCTGGAACCAACGCCGGAGACGGACGCAGAGGAAGACGAGGACGATGAGGCAGGAAGGAGCTGATTACCATTATCACATGGAATGATTTCGAAAAGGCCGAAGACAAGACCAAATGGGTTCGGAATGCCATTATCAGCTACAGGAACTCCAAGGAGTACCGCAAGGCCGTGGAGGAAGAGGAGTATATGGCAGGACGGAACGTTGCCATCCTCAACACCCAGCACATTATCTACAGCATGGCTGGCATTCCGGAGAACGACTTCACGAAGACCAACACCAAGATCAGGAACCGGCTGATTCATCGGCTGGTCACGGACAGGTGCAGTTATTCCCTGGGCAACGGGATCAGTTTCGCTGGAAAGACGAAGCAGACCCAGAAGGACGGATCCATGGTCACGGTGGATATGACCAAGGAAGCCCTTGGAGACGACTTCGATCAGATGGTCTATCAGTGGGCCTACTGGGCGCAGGGCAACGGCGCGGCCTATATGTACGTTCATCCGGGATTTGACAGCGATGGTATGGAATACAATCTTTTCAAAAAGACCGAGTTCCTGGCCCTCTATGATGAGCGCACAGGGGCTCTTCGGGGCGGCATCCGGTTCTGGTGCCTCGACTGGGGCAAGAGGCCGGTCAACGCGATCCTGTACACCGAACAGGGATACATTCGCTACGAAACGCCGCAGGGCAAAAATGGCATTTCCGCGCTTGAACCGGTCACGGAGCTGCAGCCATACGTGGAGACAGTGCAGGTTTCCGAGGCATATGGCGAGGAGATCGCCGGAGCCAACGATCTGACCATGCTGCCCATTTTCCCGCTGTACTCCGGCGAGAACCGGGAGAGTGCGCTGGACAACCTCAAGCCCCTCATTGATGCCTACGACATGGTGCTTTCCGGGTTTGCGAACGATATCCAGGACTGCGCTCAGGTTTACTGGCTCATCTCCGGGGCCTTTGGTATGACCCCTGAAAACTGCCGCCAGTTGCTCGACCGGCTGATCCTGCAGCATGTCGCTGTGGTGGACGGAGAAAACAGCTCCATCACTCCCTATACGCAGGAGATCCCCTATCAGGCCCGCAATGAAGCCCTGAAGCAGATCCGCAACCAGATGTACGAGAACTTCGGCGGGTTTGATGTGCACACCGTGGAGGCCGGGGCCACCAATGACCACATCGAGGCCGCCTACTGGCCCATGGATGAGGAAGCAGATGCATTTGAATATCAAATCATCAAGGCCGTCCGCATGATCCTGGCCATGCTGGGCATTGAGGACACTCCCCTCTTCCAGAGGAACAGGGTCAGCAACCAGAAGGAGCAGACAGACATGGTGGTGGAGGCGGCTCAGTATCTGGACGCCCAGACAATCCTGGAGAAACTGCCGTTCATCACCGTCGATGAGGTGGACGGCATCCTGCTGCGCAAGGACGGAGAAAGCATGGGCAGATTTGATGACGCAAACCCGGATGAGGACGGTGAGGTCTGATGCCGAGCATCGGGGACAAGGCTACGGCCAGCGCGGAGAAGCGCGTGCATGACAGGCTGGTCAAGATCTACTCCAAGGCCCGCAAGGACATGATGGAGCAGATGAAGGAGTTTAATGCCCGATTTGCACAAAAGGATCAGGAGAAACGCGCACGGGTCAAGGCTGGCCAGATGACGCAGGAGGACTACGACAAATGGAAGCGCATGCAGGTACTTCAGAGCGACATCTGGCGGCAGAAGGTAGAGCAGGCCACGAAGACCTTGGAGGATGCCAACCGGCAGGCCCTCCGGGTCATCAACGGAGAGAAGATGGACGTTTTCGCGGAGAACGCCAACTATGAAGCGTACCGGATCAGCAAGGATACCGGGATCGGATATGGCTTCTCTTTCTACGATAAGGACACCGTTGGCAAGCTGATCCGCGAACAGCCAGAGCTGATGCCGCGTAAGGTGGTCAACGGAAAAAAGGATCGAGCATGGAACCGCACCAAGATCTCCAACGCGGTCACACAGAGCATCATCCAGGGCGACAGCCTGCCGGAGATGACGGAGCGCATCGCCAGAGAAACCGCGCATGAAAACGACGCGGCCATGGCGCGGTACGCGGCGACCGCCATGACCAGCGCACAGAACGCGGGCCGGATGGAGACCATGGAGCGGGCCAAGGGCATGGGCATCAAGGTCAGAAAGAAGTGGATCGCCACGCTGGATGCCAGAACCCGCGATGCTCATGCCGAGCTGGATGGTCAGGTTGTCGATATTGACGAGCCATTTGTCACCCACAACCGGGACGGCTCGCTGGCCGAGATCATGTTTCCCGGAGATCCGCAGGCGGACGGGGAACAGGTCTGGAACTGCCGGTGCACGCTGGGCTACGTTTACGAGGAGTACCCGGACGAAGAGGACGCGGAGCGCATCTCAGCGGAGTATTATCGGGATGAGGACGACAATCTGCGATCCAGGCCGGCTTATGTCAAAAGCATGAGCTACAGCGAATGGAAAAAGACCATGCAGATTCCTCCGAAGCAGAAAACAACGCAGGAAGAAAGCGAGCTGGAGAAGAAACTGCGGGGAAAATCCTTTGCGGAAACACTCGATGCGCAACTTTCTCCGTATTCTTACGAAATGGACTATGAAGAATACCGTAAAAGAATGGAAGCGTTTAAGGGGGAAAGAACAAAGTGGATCGAAGACGTCCATCCGGGAACAACAATCGACATGGTATCTGAATATTCATTTCAGGGGGAACCGCACTGCGAATTTGCACGGGTAGACAACGCTGTTGCCAGATGCTATGAAAAAGTTCCTTTAAGCGAAGGACACTCAAGATTGATTGTTTGCGATTACGACATGGCAAAATATCATTTGCCGGAAGGAGAAAACGACAGAAGATTATCAACAGATGCAATAGCTCAAGTATTTGAAAACGAAGGGCAAACAGTTATCGCCGTCAGGCGGGATTTTATGACCGGAACGCTTGATGAATCTTTGCGAGAAAGAGAACGGCTCATAACGGAAGGGAAACCATTATCCAATGTTTTTCCTGTTGCTTCCCCGGAAACAGTAATCATGCACGAATGGGGGCACACGGTGCACACCCACTTTTTGGATGCGATGTGCTACGATGACGAGGACGCAAAAGGGCTATGGGAATGGTACAGAAGTTTAAGCAAAGAAGAAATAACCAACGGGCTTAGCGAGTACGGAGCAACGAACTTTGGAGAGTTTAGCGCAGAGTGCTATGCAGAAATGCAAGCCCCAAATCCAAGACCGATTGCTCGAAAATACTGGAGCTACATGGAACCGATAATTCGGAGGAGCATGCATGGAAACCAATGAAAACAATTCAATTATTAAAGACGACGAGCAAATACTGATAAAAAAGTTCAAAAAACACACAGCCAGAACGAAGGAAGATATTGATAGGTTTATTGAGATTATTCTTGCGTCGAGGGAACAGCCCGACAAAAATCCACAGATCGAAAGGAAGTGATCCGAGTGGCAAATGATGTAACATTTACCAGCCACAAGGAGGAGGCAATAAAGGCCGTTTCGGAAGCCATGGCCCGGGCCTTGGAGATCTGCGGGGGCAAGGCTGAGACCTACGCCAAGGAGCTGGCCCCGGTCGGCACCCCGGAGAGCACCGGGATTCCTGGCTATCACGGCGGCACGCTGCGGAACTCAATCACCCATGAACAATGGGACGAGAAAACGGAGGTCATCGGCAGCACGGTGGATTATTCAAAATTTGTGGAGCTTGGCACCTACAAGATGAAAGCCAGACCGTTCATGCGGCCTGCGGCGGAGAACCACAGGCAGGAGTATTCGCAGGTCATAGAACGGGAGCTGGCGAAGGTTGGCAACATGAAATAAACCATTATCCATTCAGCTGGCCGCAGGGGCTTTTCACCTCACCCTGCGGCATTTTCATGCCTTTCTGAATGAAAAATTGTCAAAAACGGGGATACCGCAAGGCAGATTTGACACTTTTTTCCTTTCTGGGGGCTTGCTTTTTGCTCAAAATGATAGACGAAGGCCGAAGAACTGGCCGAAATAAAAATTCTACCGGGGGCGAAGAACTGCCCACCGAAGAACTGGGAGGTAGAAAAAATGGCATTTGGACGCACAGACCTGAGAGAAATCCTTGGCGAGGCGTACACCGACGATATCGCCAAGAAGCTGATCACCCTTCATCGCGGGGTGGTTGATCCTTTGAAGGACGATCTGGACAACGAGAAGCAGGCATCCACGAAGTGGAAAGCCGAAGCTGATAAGCTGCCCGGAATCCAGAAGGAGCTGGACGACCTCAAAAAGGAGGACTACAAGGCCAAGTACGAAAAGGAGCACGGTGACTTCGAAACGTACAAGAGCCAGGTCGCGAAGGATGCCGAGACCGCCAAGGTAAAGGCGGCCTACAAGAAGCTGCTGATCGAAGAAAAGATCAGCGAAAAGACCCTGGACGCGGTGCTGGCGGCCACTGACTACAGCAAGATCAAGCTCAAGGAAGACGGCACGCTGGACGGCGTCGAGGATCTCAAAAAGGGCATCGCGGAGAAGTGGGGCAGCTTCAAGGTCACCACTCGCCAGCGCGGGCAGCAGGTGGACAATCCTCCTCCCGGAGGAGACAACGGCGGCAACGACGGCGGGGTCAGATCCATGGCGGCCAAGTGGCACGAGAGGAGATTCGGCGCAGCTCCCGCGACAAATCCGCAGAAGTAAACGAAAGGAGAAGCTGAAAAATGAGCTTTATCGGAAACAAGACCAATCGCGGCTATGCTCCCGGCTGGTTCCTGGCTGAGGAAAAGTGCTCCCGTGAGACCGTGCAGGTCGCGGCGAACCACGCGCAGGCCATCACTCTGGCTGACGGAAGTAAGATCGTGCCCATGGGTGCGGTTATCCCTTCCAATGATGCCAACGCCAAGGGCATCCTTTACGAGGATGTAGAGGTCACCAACGGCAACATGCCCGGAAGCCTGGTCACCCGTGGCGTGATCTACGGCAGCCGCCTTCCCGCCGCACTGGCGAACACTGCGGCGACTGCGCTGACCGGGATCACCGTCAAGACCGTCCCCGCCGTCACCCGTCCCGATGACGATTAAGCGGGACGAGACCTGAGAAAGGAGAAACAGACACATGTTTGAAAACAACATTTTCGGCATGGTAGCCCGCGAGGATCTGCTGGAAATCGGCTACGATGTCACCCGGCCCAACGATCCGGTTGATCAGGTGCTCGACGACACCAAGACCGACAATCTGATGGCCTCCTGGGAAACCCTGGCGGCTGAGTATCAGATCCCTGTCATGGCCCAGTTCCATGCCTTCGACGTGGAAGCGCAGAAGACTCTGCGGGTGCCGATTGACAGCCACAATGTGGAGAAGGGCCTCATCAAGGTCAAGATCGACCAGAGCGAGCGGCTGCGTGCCCTGCTGAACCGTGGCGTTACCGCTGAAAACAAGCTGCGGGAAAAGGTGCTGAATGATGCCTACAACCTGGCCGAGGAAGTGTTCACGCGCACCAAGGTCGCCAAAAACGAGGTGCTCTACGCCGGACAGGTCACCATCAAGGAGAACGGCCTGAACCTGACCGTGGACTATGGCGTGCCGCAGGCCAACCTGCAGAAGACGCTGGACTTCGGCGCAGGCGCGTCCGCCCCCGTGGATGAGCAGCTGCTGGCCCTCACCGAGGAAGCCTCCGGAAAGGGTGCCCCCATCACCGGCATTTACACCAGCCAGGCCATGATCAGCAAGCTGCGCAAGGATGCGTCCATTCAGAAGGCCATCAATGGCGCGCTGATGGTGGGCCAGCTGATCCGCAGGGCCGATCTGGAAGCCTACCTGAGCGAGGAATTCGGTATCAAGCGCATCCTGATCAACGACCTGCATTACAGCCTGCCCCTCACCATGGGATCCAATGGCCGTCCGGTGGTCACCGACAAGCGGTATTATCCGCAGGATAAGATCAGCTTCTTCGCCGGGGACAACTACATCGGCACGGGTCTGTGGGGCGACACCCCCTCTGTCACGGCGCAGCGGTTCACCGGAGCGGAGACCAGCGAGGTTTCCCCGTTCGTCTTCGTCAACCAGTACTGCGAGAACGACCCGGACATCGTTTGGACGAAGGCCGAGGGTCTGTTCATGCCTGTGCTGTACAACCCCAACGGGCTGTATGTCGCGACCGCCACTGCAACGCCCGGCACCTGATGAAGAAGTATATCAGCGCGCGGACGTGGCGCGATCTGACGGATAAGCACCTCTACCGCGAAGGGGATCCGTTCCCCTTCGACGGTCGGGAGGTTCCGGCGGCAAGGCTGAAGGAACTGGAGACGGGCAGCAACCGGGCGGGGTTGCAGATGATCCAGGGCATTATCACAGAGGACGCGCCAGATCCTGAGCAGGAGCCCAAACCGGAAAGGAAAGCTCCCGCAAGGAGAACCGCCAAGAAGTGATCGGAGGGGAGAAATCATGCTGCAGGAAGTGTTGGAGCATATCCACAACTACTTCATCCATCGCCCGAATCCGGGCACCTACAAGATCGAGGGCGGCGTGATCTCTCCCCTGCCTGCGTTTCTGGAGGGCCAGCGTATCTGGATCGTTGGAAGCGTCCTCAATGACGGCGTTTACACTTTCCACGCGGACGGCATCCGGGACGATGACGATAATAACGCGGCGGGGCTTCAGGACGAAACGTTCGCCGGGACGATATGTGCTTTGGCCGTGCCTCCTGCGGTCATTGCGCTGTCCGAAGAGATCAGTCAATGGGTGGATGATAACAGCGATGTGCTGAACAGCCCTCTCGCCAGCGAGAGCTTTAACGGCTACAGCTACACGCTGAAAACCGGCGGATCCACAGGAGGAGACTCTGCGGGCCAGATCGGCTGGCAGAGCATTTACGGAAAGCGGCTGGATAGGTGGAGGAAACTATGTCTGTAAAGACCCTGATGGATCAATACACGGTGGAATGCGTCACGCTGACCAAGACCCGGCGCGATGACCCTGTAGGGGGATACATCATCGAATGGACAGAGGGAGCGCATTTCGACGCGGCATGGGAATTCCAGAGCGCACCGGAGCTCACGGTGGCAGAGCAGCAGGGCGTGGGCCGGGTATACCGGATCTATGTGCCAAAGGCTCTGCAGCTGGACTATCACGAAGTTTTCCGCAGGGCCGATGACGGCCAGACCTATCGGGTCACCAATCCCGGCACAGACAGACACACCCCGGCCACATCCCGCCTGAACAGGCGGCTGATCGAGGTGGAAAAGTACGACCTGCCTACGGAGGAGTGAGAGCATGTATCAGACAGCGAAAGCCCTGAAGGAATACTTTTCCGGGTTTGATCTGCCTGCCTACAGTACGGACAGCGTGCCGGACGATGTAGAGCTGCCATACATCACATACTCTCTGGCAGAGCCGGAGTGGAACCAGAAGGCCACCATGTATGCTCAGGTCTGGGATCGGTCACGATCCAATGTCCTGATCCTGCAGACGGCTGACCAGATCACTGCGGACATCGGAGAGGGAAAGATCATTCCCCTCGAAGACGGATACCTGGTCATCTGGCCGGAATCCCCTCTTGTCCAGCTGATGACGGACGGGGATTACAGATCGGCGTATATCAATCTCAGCATCAACGCTTATCACACACCGGGGTACACTCCCCCGGAGGAAGGAGAGTAAAAAATGGCGGTCAAAAGCAAGGTCACAACCCCGCTGCGCAAGGAAACTTACAAGTCTCTGCAGCTCAATGCGGGCGTGCTGCTTGTCGGCCTGGATCTGAGCCAGTATCAAAACGCGAGCGCCCTTAAAGCCGCCCTGGCCACGGAAATCTCCGGGGGAACCAAACTGCTTGGAGCTACGCGCGGCGGCGGAGCCTTTAATATCACCCGGGATATCCGGCAGGTGGACGCGGATGGGGTGCGAAGCGCGTTTGTCGGAAGTGAAATCGTGGACTCCGCAGATGCTTATCTGAGCACCACGATCATCGAGATCACCCCTGCTCATATTAAAACCATCCTAGGCAACGCCGACGTCGACGATACCAGCGCGACCCATATCATCGTGACGGTGCGAATGGCAATCGAGGATGAGGACTATATCGACAGCCTGGTCTGGGTTGGCGATACTTCCGAGGGCTTTATGGCCATCGAGCTGCTGAACGCATTCAACACGGCGGACTTCTCGTTCACGTTCGCGGATAAAAACGAAGGCACGGCAACCGCTGAATTCCATGCACATCAGGCGGATGTGACCAGCAATGACAGCATCCCCTGCAAGCTGCATTGGTTCACGGACACCTGAAGAACATAAAGGGGCGGGGCGGCTTGCCTCTCCCCTTTCCTTTTTATTTGAAACAAAACCACTAATAACCGGATGCGCCACGGCGGGCAAATCCGGGATATACAGGAGGATAACGAATGAATATCAGCGAGATGGATCTTGACCAGGCATCGGATGCCATGCTGCGCATCTCCAACGCGATCAGCTTTATTCTGGAGGACGAGGAAGTTACAACCCTGCTGGACGACATCTCGGAAAGCGAAAAAACGTCGATCACGAAGTGGATTCCAAAATATGTGCCGAGAATCGCCAACGTGGCGCTTAAGCGTCACAGGGAGAATCTGTACGAGATTATCGGAGCCCTCAGTCAGAAAGACCGCAAACAGGTCGGCAAGATCCCCTTCGGAGAAGCGGTCGGTCTGATCCGGGAAAACTGGGAGACTCTGGCCGGTTTTTTTTCTTCCTCCGAACCCTTGAACCAGACGAACGAGACTTTGTTCAGCTGACCATCCTGGAACACGGGTGGCACGGGACAAGAATGGCTTGGCTTGCGGTTAAGCAGTACCGTAAGCGCACGCTATGGCAATCCTACACCGCGACAGTGCTTGGCATGATTGGTAAGCGGCTCGGCGGCGAAAGCTGGACGATGAAGAGTTATGTCGAGATGGCTTACCCTGACCAGATCCAGACGGACACGCGCAGCGCAGAAGAGATCAAAGAGGACATCATAAAGAGGTTAACAGGAAATGACAGCATTTGAGTTAATCGCGAAGCTGACCGCTGACACCAGTGGTTTTGATTCCGCGATGTCGAAGGCGGAGAAATCCGGCAAGAACCTGAAAGGTTCCCTTGAGAAGACCTTCGGCAAAATCAAAAAGGTGGCAGCGGGTGCGCTGTCCGTTGCTGCCATTAAAAAGGGGATTGACACTGTAGTAGCTTTTGCAAACGAGGTGTCGCAGGCTGGAGACCGCATTGACAAGCAAAGTCAGGTGCTCGGACTCAGCCGGAAAGCATTCCAAGAGTGGGATTATATTCTGGGTCAGAATGGCGCGTCCATCGACAGCATGAGCGTGTCCATGAAGACCCTCAACAGCCTGATTCTGGACGCGGCGGCGGGCGGCAAGGAGTCCAAGAGTGCATTCGCCCAGTTGGGCGTAGGCATCCATGAGATTGAAAAGCTTAAGCCGGAGGAGCAGTTTGAGGCGGTTGTCCGGGCTTTCCAGCGCATGCCTGCGGGCGCGGAGAAAAGCGCGCTGGCCGTCAAGATCTTCGGGCGGCAGGGCATGGAGCTTCTTCCCCTGCTCAACCAGAGCGAAACCAGCATTGACGAACTGCGTGCGCGGGCCGAAGAACTCGGCCTGATCATGAGCGACGATGCGGTGGATGCTGCGGTTGTTTATGGGGACTCCCTGGACGATCTGCAACGCACATTCAACAGTTTCAAGTACGCTATCGGAGCCAAGGTTCTGCCAACGCTGACATCCGGCATCCAGAAAATCACAAACTACGCGGGCAAGCTCCGCAAAGCCTACGACGAGAAGGGCCTTGCGGGTGTCTGGGATACGCTGGTCACATCCTTCAAAAACATCAAGTGGCCGACGCAGGAAGAAATCATCGGCAAGATCAAGGAGATGTGGGACGGGGTCAAGACAGCCGCCAAGAACGTGCTGAAGCTCGTCTTCGGCGAAAGCGCGGACGGCGATATTGCATGGCCTACCGCCGAGCAGATCGAGACCAAGGTCAAGGATGGCCTGACATCCATGTGGGATGGCGTGAAAAATCTCGCAACGAGCGTCCTTAAGCTCGTTTTCGGCGAGGGAGAGGATGGCGGCATTGCATTTCCCACCCCCGGAGAGCTATGGACAAAGATCCAGGGTGGCGTTGAAACCCTTTGGTCTGGGATACAGGCACTCGCAAAGGGAGTTCTCAAATTCGTCTTTGGGGAAACGGAAGACGGTGGCATTGCATTCCCGTCTGCGGCTGATGTCTGGGCCAAGATCGAAGGGGCATTCGACACATGGTGGGCAGGGCTGAAAAGCCTGATCGAAGCACAGCTCAAGTATGTGCTCGGAGTGCCGGAACTGCCGGATGCCCATACAACCGGACAGCTCCTCAAAGAAAAGCTCGAGGGTTGGTGGGAAACCATCAAGGGCGCGGTCAAGAGCGTTTTCAGCTGGTTCCTGCCCAATCCTGAAATGGAAGACACTGACGGCACTGGCATGCAGGGAGCCATCCAGAAGTGGTGGGACGATAAAGTCAAACCCGCGCTGAAGGACATACTGAACTTCGTGCTTGGCCTGTTTGATCTGCCGGATGTAGATGCGATGAAGCAGAAGGTCATCGCCTGGTGGGAAAGCGTAAAGGCCGCTGTTGGCGATCTGGTCATAAACATCGTCCCGAACATTCTGGGCATTGGCAAACCTGTGGCAGAAAGCGGAGTAAACAAAGCTGGCGATAGCTATAAGGTATACAAGGACGGGTCGAATGAAATCAATTATGCGGGAGGCGGCACATCCGGCGGCAGAGGATTTGCAAAGGGCCTGAACTATGTACCATATGACAACTTTCCGGCCCTGCTGCACCGTGGCGAACAGGTGCTTACCGCCAGTCAGGCAAGAGACAACAGGCGTGGTTCCGGGGTGGACATGGCCGGAATCATGCAGGGGATTGTCGCAGCGATCCGGGAAGGCATGGACGGAGCAACAGTAGAAAGCAACCTGGATGGACGCAGAGTTACCGGATCTGTGAATCGGCGCACCGCTAACCAGCTTAGGGCGAGGAGGTTTGTAACGACATGATCAGCAGATACAGTGCAACGCTTAACGGCGTAAGCCTGCATAGCCTCAGCCCCGCTATCCTTATAGCCAACATATCCTATGATCCCCCTTCCTACAGTCTGGATTCTTACGAAGTCGCAAAAAGGCAAGGGGCGATCATACAGCGCAAACATAAAAGCAGGGCCGGATGCGTCATCACGTTTTTCATTCGGGAGTATGACACCGGGAAAAGACAGCAGGTCTGTCAGCAGGTCTGCCGGTGGGCGCGGAATGGTGGCATCCTCAAGACCGGAGACAGGCCCGGCCAAATGCTGCGCTGCATTTGCGAAGGGCTGCCATCTGTATCAAGCGTCCGGGATTGGACAGAACCATTGCAGATCACATTTGCGGCCTATGCCCTTCCCTACTGGCAGGAGCAGATTCAGAACAGCATCACTCTCAGCAGCGGAACCGGGGATCTCTTTGTCACCGGCAGCGCACCCAGTGCCAACGTGGAGGTTACGGTAACAGCCTCCGGCACCGTTAGCACCATCACTCTCACATGCGCGGACACAAGCATCACTCTCAGCGTGCTGGGTCTTGGCAGCGGGGATAAGGTGACTATCACCTATGATGACAATATGATCCAGAGCATCAGGAAAAACGATCAGTCCATACTTAACAAGCGCACGGGGAATGATGACCTCGTCGCCATATGCGGCCAGAAAAATCTGGTTGGCTTTACGGCAGACGGCCCGTGCACTGTCAAATTCTCTTCAAGGGGGCTTTGGGAATGATGAATATACCTTTGCCGCGCCTCA